GATGCCGGGGAGCTCGCCGCGCAGGCGATCCGGCAGCACCAGGTCGCAGCGCGCCCCGGTGAACCGCTCGAGGAACGGGACCAACACCATGCGCCGGGCGATCGCCGGATCGTCTCCCTTCAGTCGCGGTTTGAAGTTGCCGGCGATGATGTGCTTTTGCGTCTGCGGGAACTCGAAGTAGTCCTGCCGCATGAACCTCGCCGTGAGGGTCGCATCGCCAGTCAGCGACTTGATGCGCGACTCGGCCCAATACGCGTTGTCCTCGAGCTCGGACGACAGCGCCAGGCGCTTGCCGCGCAGCTGCGCCAGCTCGGTCGGATGCTGCTGGTGCGCCTGGCGCATCAGGACTTCGGAGGGCAGATTCAGCGCATATGAGCCCATCGCCCACTGAATCACGGACTGAAGCACCGACTTGCCGTTCGCGCCGGTGCCGTACCAGAACAGCAGCTTGTGCTCCCGCCGATCGCCGGTCAGGCAGTAGCCGCACCAGCGCTGCAGGAACTCGACCATCGCCAGGTCGGTCGAGAAAATCTCAGTGACAAAGCGCAACCAGGTCGGCGTGCGCATCGACGCGTCCGGCGCGGCGCCGGTTATCTGCGTGAACAGCAGGTCGCCGCGATCCTGGCGCAGCCCGGTTTCGAGGTTGAAGACGCCACCGGGCGTGTTCAGCAGCATCGAGTGCCGATCCCACGCGTCGGCGGGCGTGACGATCGCGGCCTCGTCACGCGCGAGCGCCAGGATCGCGCCGACGGTCTTGGCGCTGGCGAGCTTCGCGCGCTCGCTGGCCTTCCTCGTGCGCCGGGCGGCGTCTATGCATAGCGCCTTCGCGGCGCTGAATCGGCGCAGGTCTTCGTCGCGCGACCAGTGCTCGCCGCGATTGGTCATCCAATCGAGCCCGGGGGACCAGCGCAGTTTGCCGCGCTCACGCTGCGCGAGCATTCGCGCGAGCGCGATTTCGCTGCCGGCTGGCGCCGGCGCGGCCTCGCTCGTTTCGGCCTCGGGCTCATGCGCGCGGTCGTCTTGGGGCGCCGGATCATCTTCCGCGAACCCGAGCGCCGCGCGGAACGCATCGTCGCTGCGCTCCGCACAGTGCGCGTGCTGACAGACAAAATGCCCGCGGACGAATCCGCCAGTGTGTGGCAACAGGTAGACCGTGCTCGAGTCGTCGCGCGCGTGCTCGCGCGAGTGCTCGACCTCGAACGGGCAGCGAATTGCGAACTTGCCGCCGCCCATGTCGCGCAAGATGCGACCCCGATCGCGCAGCGCGAGAAGCACCGGGTCGGACGACTTCAGTCCTTCGAGCGGCGCCGGCCTCTCGGGCGCGCCAGGAGCGCGCAGGAGCGCCTGGTCGACGCGGATGGGTTCACCATCGAACCGCCACACGATCGCGCCCTGGCGGGCCGTGTACAACGGCTGCTCGATCTTCGCGCACGATGCGTCATGCACTACGGGCACGCCCGCCAGGTGCGAGAGCCCGGCCGCGATCGCGGCGCAGGCGCGGGGATACTCGGCCGGCGTCATCTCGCGGTCAGCGGCGAAGAACAGCCGCGCCTTGTAGATCCCTGCCTCGGGATGATGCGAAAACGTCGTGTAGCCGAAGCCGCGCCACCGCTCGGCGGCCTCGACGATGCGCAACAGCTCGAGCTCGCCGGGGATCGCGTCCAGATCGAGCGCCAGCCAGGCGACCGGCCGCGCGGATTCCTTGTTGCGTCGACCATCGCGCAGCGGGCCGCAGACGTAGGGGCCATCCTTCTCGGCGCAATCGGTAGTCCCGAGCACGGCCGATGCCAGCGCGTCGAAGTCGCCGCGAACCTGGCGCAGCTTGGTCGCGTGCCGAGCGTTGCGGCCGATCGAGAATGCGAGCTCGGGCTGCCCGCTCGCGGGGGGCCGAATCACGCCGTCGCCCGCTCGAGCTTGCGCACCGCGTCGCGCAGCGCCTCGGCGCTCGCCCACCGCCGCCGACCGTGCTTGTACGTCCGCAGCGTGCCGTCAGCGATCATCGTGTAGATGCGTCGCCGGTCGCAGTTGAGCAGGACCATCGCCTGCTCGATCGTGTATGCGAAGGGTTCCGGCATCGCCGCGTCGCGCAGATCGCGCTCGCCTCGAGTGCCAGGCATTGCCCGGTGTTCGCCGTTCATTTGTGCTGCTCCGTGTTGTCGTGCCACGGATGCAGCGTATGGCGCAGACGCGCGCCTTCAGTCGGTCGCATCGCGGCCTCCCTGCGCATCCGCCACCTTCCGCAGCCGCGCGCCGCTGGCCTGCTGTGCGTCGATCCGAGAGCCGGTCAGCTTCGCCCGTTCCACGGCCCGCGCAATCTCCGGGTGGCGAGCGCATATCTCCGGCAGGGCCTCGGATACCTCCCGGTACATGTCCCCTTGCCCCCCGGTGCTGAATCGCGCCTGTGCGGCGTCTTTCACGGCCTCGGTCATGTAGAAGCACACACGCTCGCCGGGCGCATGAACGCGCTTGCGCCAATCGCGGTCCAGCGGGCAGATCGGCGCCGAGCAGACGTTGTAGCGCGGGCAGTCGCGCATCGCGGGCCGGGTCATGCCGACGCCTTCCGTGCCGCCGCGACCCGCCGCTCGAGCCAGGCGTCGACCTCGGACTCGATCCAGCCGGTGATGCCGCCGGAAACCTTGATCGGCTTCGGGAACGACGGGTCGGACTTCGCCAGTCGCCAGGGGGTAGCGCGCGACTTCGCGCCGATCTTCTCGGCGGTTCGCGCGTCGCGAATGATCTTCATGCTGCGCCTCGGGTTTGCACGTCGCGGTTTGCGACGACTGACCCGATTGCAGCGCGCGAGCGCCGCCGGTAACAATGCCCCGGCGATTTCGCCTACTTCATTGCACGTCGATTCCGGCTCGTTTGCCTGATCGACGCGGCCGAGACTTGCACGCCGCACCGTGCGGCCATCGCGGCCACGATCGCGGCGGCGCGCGTCTCGTTTACCTGCAGCACGTCCCGCACCAGGCGCACAGATTCCATGAGGAACTGCGTGCGCCGCGCCGCCGGCCGTCCGTCCTTCTTCCTCGGGGTCAGCCTCGGGGTGCGGTAGTGGTCGACCAGATCCCGCAGCGCCATCGCGTACTTCTCGGCCTCGGCCAGATCGACGCCGCGCCGATCGCAGGCCCGCAGGTGGTCGACTAGCGCATAGGTCGGATGACTGGCGAGCGCCTGCTCGAGCCGCTCCCAGGCAACGACGACGGCCGCGCTGGCCTTGTTCCACGCGTGAGCGCGCATCTCGGCGGTCGGGACCGCACGATCAGGCTGTCCGAGCATCATGTCCAGGTGCCGACCGATCGCGTACAGGGTCGCGCGCGTCTCGGCCGTCGCCGCCTCTGGCACGTTGTCGATGATCCACTGGTCGTCGGGGTCGATCATGACGCGACCTTGACCTTTCGCAGCGGCACGACGGCCGCGGACTTCGGCGAAGGCGTGTTCACGAATTTCGCCCAGGCATCCATGACGCGTCGCCGCTTGTCCAACATCTCGCCACGCTGGTAGGCCTGCTCGGCTTCGTCGCCGACCGTATGCGCGAGCGCGACCTCGAGGATCTCGCGCTGGTACTTCGTCTTGTCGGCTCCCCACGTCCTAAACGTGCTACGGAATCCGTGGACGGTGACAGGCACGCCCATCCGGCGCAGCACCGCCGTCATGGTCATGTCGGACAGCGGCCCGCCGCGCACGCTCGGGAAGATCACGTCAACGTCGTCGATGCGGGGTAGGGCGCGCAGCAGCTCGAGCGCCGCATCCGACAGCGGGATACGGTGCATGGTGCCCGTTTTCATCCTGTCGGCCGGGATCGTCCAGGTCGCGGCGTCGAAGTCGATCTCTGACCAGGTGGCGCCGCGGACCTCGCCGGATCTCGCAGCGGTCAGGATCGCGAACTCGAGCGCCCGCGCGCCCATGCCTTCGACGGCGCGCAGTTGCGGCATGAAGTCGCCGATCTGGTCGTAGTCGAGTGACGCCATGTGCGTCACCTTCGCCTTGCCGGCCGGCCGCTTCGGTAGAAGGTCTTTCAGGTTGCCGCGCCACGCCGCCGGGTTCTCGCCCTTGTCGCGGTACTTGTGCGCGGCCGCGTAGGCGAGCACGGCCTCGATCGCGAGCCGCAGCTTCTTGGCGGTTGGCGGGTTCGAGAGCCAGATGGGTTTGAGCGCCTTGAGAACGTGCGCCGTCTGCACGTCGCTGACCTGCAGCTTGCCGAAGTGCGGCGATGCGTAGTTCCGAAGGATCGCGGTTTTCAGCCGCGCGTTCTTCGTTCCCTTCCACGCCGGGGAGTGCGCCTCGATGTACTCGATCACGCAGGTGTCGAACGTCGGGATCGGCACAGCAGCGGCGAGCGCGCTGCGTTTGGCCTTCGCATCCTCGATCGGGTCGATCCCGTCGCGCAACAGGTCGCGTGCGTCGCGCGCAAGCTGGCACGCCTTCGCCAGCGTCACCGATGGGTAGTTGCCCAGGCCCATCTCGCGGCGCCGGGTGCCGGCCGAGTACCGCAATATCCACGACCGCGCGACCTCGCCCGGCACCGACTTGCTCGGCGTCACCTGCAAGCCGAGCCCGACGACGTGACCGACGGTATGGAATCCCGGCTTCGTCAGCCGTTTGATCTCGACGGGGGGGATCTCCCTCGCCAGCTTGCGGCCTCGTGTACCCATTCCTGTACCCCCCAATTCGGCAAGTGGTTGGATGGTACAGGCGGATACAGCATTGGTCTAGCAGATCGTGCGTTTCCCTCTGAAAAACGAGGCTCGGACATTAAATGCGACGGCCGGAAACGGCCAAAATTAGTCCCTACGGGACGCCATACAGCTAGGATTAGCGCGGGTTTCCAGCAAGTTGAGCGCAAAACCCGCCGTCGTACCCCCCAATTCAGAAGTACGACTCCCCGTTCTAGTCCACCCGTCCGATACCGCGATCGAACTCGATCCGGCATCGTCACGGTCATGGATCACGACGGCCTGAACGACGACGCAGCACGTCGTCTGCTAGAGCCGGAAGGCAAGTAGATCGTCGTCGTGCATGACGCGCTCCTGGTGTCCCGCGCGCCGCCGACCGAAGGGAACTCGGCCGGCGGCGCTGCCCCTGGTCGGCGTCTGGAAAAGCGCCAGGGGTGGAACTCGGGTGCGGCGTGTCTCCGGTCGCCCAGGCCGAGCCGCAATCCGCACGGCGGGAGAGAACCGCCCTGCGCGGTGCCGAGCATTCGCATCTGATCGCGCGGCCGGCCGCCGAACCACGATCGCCGTCGCGCGCTGATGCTCGGCCTGCTCGAGCGCGACGGAACAACTCATGACCTTCGCCGGATCACGCGCTTGACGCGCTCGATCAGCGGCACCGGATTCGCCCTCAGACGAACGTGTACACGCGGTCCGGCGACGAACTCTACGCGATCGGCCTGCAGGTCGTCGGCCGCAGCGAGTAGCTGCCGCTCTGCCTCGGCGACGACGTGCTCCTGATAGCTCTCGCGGCGCAGGATCTCGAGCACCTCGGCGATCGTGCACGCGTTCTCGTCGCTGATCTTCGTCATCAGATCCGCCCCGGCCGGTACAGCTTGCGGCGTGCGCCCCCGGCCGGCGGCAGCGTCACCGCGATACCGTGCTCCGGCAGCTCGACCGTCATGCCGATGCCGCCTTTGGCGATGCGACGAAGCCGTGCTTCGACGCGCAGCACTTCGGCAGTCGCAACACCGCGCGACAGCAGCGTGCCGCAGGCCTGCGCGATAGCGTCCTTCGGCGCGCTCATGGTCAGGTGACGCTGGCGAAGTGCGCGAACGTGCCCGGCCTCGGGATGCCGACGCCGAGCTCGCAATGAACCGTGAACTCGATGAAGCCCGACGTTGCGTACCGGTACGGATTCACGACAACCGTCGGCCTGCCGCCGTAGAACGCGACGACGATGCCCGACCAGTCGCCCAGGAACATCGCAGCCGACGGCCCGTCGTTCGAGTACCCGACCGGGATTGCGCCGATCTTGTCGCCCTCGATGACGTGCAGCGATCCTGCAGCGCGCTCGCGGGTCATCAGCAGCTCGCGCGTGGCCGGGTCCGTGATGTAGCGCAGCCGCTCGACGCGCGCGCCGGTCGCGAGCACCTGGCGCTCGACATCGGCGACCGTGGCGAACGTCAGCGACGTGCCCGACTGCTGAATCCGGCCAGTCGTGCCGGCCAGGCCGACCGGCTCTGCACCGACGCCGCCTGCGCCGAGCACCGCCGCGTCGATCGCGCGGCCGACTGCCTGCAGCAGCTCCGTGCGCAAGCCGTGTTCGGCGACCGGCGACTGCCTGAGCAGCGCACGCGACGCGACCGCCGTGACACGCAGGCTGCACGGCGTCAGCGCGACCGGCGCCGAGAACACCGGCTCGCTCGCCGTGTCGGCCGCGTTCTCGGCCACCCATGACGCGCTCGGCGCCGTGGCGACCACCGCGATCTGCGAGACGCCTGCGCCCGCGTCGACCACCGTCGCCCCGGCGTCCAGCACGACCGAGAAGCCGCGAAGGCTCGTGGCGATGTCGACGATCGGCGTGCTCGATGCGGCGGTGTTGCCGCCTGCGCCGGCCGTGCCGACCGTCAGTGCGCGCGTGGACAGCCACTCCCACGGCACACTTGCCGCGAAGCCGCCACGCGGCGCCGCCGGTGCGCCGCGCTGAGGCTCGAAGTCGCCGATCGGTCCCTGCAGCGCCGCTCGCTCGGCCAGCTCGAGCAGCGTGCCCGGGGTTTGCATGATCGTGGTCAGTCGTGCCATCAGTAACTCCGGTGCGTCGATCGGCCGAAAGGCGGTGCTCCCTGATGCCATTCAATCGCGGCGGCCGCGCGTGCGACAACGCCGTTACATCACATCCGCGAAAGCTGCCAGGTCGAGCCGTCGCGCTCGCGGCCGTGATTCAGCAGCTTGAACGGACCCACCGGCTCGTTGCGCTCGTACTGGCGGCGCAGGTCACGTCCAAGCTGTTGTGCAGCGTGACGATCGACCAGGCCGTGCTCGACCAGCTCGCGGCACGTCCAGGTCGCATCCCGGCCTCGGCGCCAGATCGACTTGAACAGCGACAACAGGTCGGTGCGTTTGGTGCGCCGGTCGGACAGCAGCCGCGCCTGCAGCCTCGCCTGCTCGGCGGCAGAGAACAGCGGCCGGCGCCCGCGGCGCGCGAGCCGGAAGGTGCCGAGGCGCGTCATGCGATCACCGCCTGCCACGCCGCTGCGCGCTCGTGCTCGTTTTCCAGGCGCAGCAGCGGCTGGACATAGGAGATACGGCTCGGCAAAAACTGAATATTTATATTCAGTTTCTCAGTGACCTCGGCTGTTCGTATCAGCAAACCAGCATGTTGCTGCGTGTGGTCCCATCGCTTCTCGACGTACTCCTCCCACGTCTCGAACGAATACCGGCCGGCGACGGCGGCGGTGTTCACCGGAACAGGTCGCCGCTTTCGTCGGGCAGGCCGCGCTCGGCGCGGCGCCTGGCGCGCTCGGCCAGGACGCGCTGCCACTCGGCCTCGGCACGCGGGTCGACCATGAGGCGGGCGCCGTGCCGCCGCCAGCGCGCCAGAGACCCGGCAAGCTTGCCGACAGCGGGCGGTGCGATCGGCGACGGCGCATGGGTCCAGCGCGCGATGAGTTTCTTGAACAGGTTCATTGGAGCACTCCCTCGCCGGCTGCGCCGGCCAGTGATGCGGCATCGCCGCGGGTAAATGCGGTCAGCGCCGCACGGATTTCGTCGCGGATCATGCGTCGGCACTCGCTCGGATCCGACTCGACCGCGACCAGGTGCGCCAGGCGCTCGGCCAGCACCTCGAGCGCGTCGCGCAACTCGACCAGGCGCGGCGCCAGCTCGCGCACGATCGCGTCGCGACGCATCAGGTCGCCGCGCTGCTCGCCCGCGCGCAGCTCGGCAAGCTCTGCTTCGGCCTGCTCGCGCCTGGTGCGAGCGTCCCAGAACTGGCCCGAGTCCTTGACCGCAGACGGCGCATCGGCCAGGCCATCGAGGCCCGGGTCGGCGCTGCGCGACCTTCGCGGGCGCCGCTGCCGATTCGCCAGCCATTGCGCCCGGCCGGCCGCGACATCGACCAGGCCATCGGCACCGACCTCGACCCGGCCCTCGCGGACAGCGCGCGCGATCGCCGAAGGCGTCACACTGAGGCGCCGTGCCAGCTCTGCCTGACTCACCCTCTCCATAGTCGATACCTATCGTTTACATGGTGCTGGTAGTGTGAACGTAATTGACCGGCCAGTCACTAGCGCGCGATCGGGCCTGGATCGGCGCGCAAGGGAAGCCCGCGGGAAGGACCCGCGCTGGTTCGAGCGCGATCCGGGTGACACGGGTGACACGTTCTCCGGTTCCCCCGTATCGCGCGCGCGTGTGCGCGTGCGCGATACCCCTGAACGGGAAGACCTGTCACCCGTGTCACCGCCCATGCGGCCCCCCTGCGAAGCCCATCGAATGTTGGGCGGAATCGAGCACCGCGACGCCGGCGTACCCGCGCTCGTGCTTGGTCCGGTAGGTGTCGAATCGCTGGCCGATGCGCGCACCCCAGGCGGTAGATGACTGCGGTCGCTCGCCGGCGGCTTCCTTCCATTTCGTGTAGCTGCGATACAGCTGTGCGCTCGGCGTCCGCAGGGTGGGGCCCAGCGCACAACAGTCCTCGAGCCACAGGCTGATATCGTCGTTGGCGGCCAGGTACTCGGCGCTGGCCGCGCGCACCTTGTCGGGGATAGCGAGCCCATCGCGGGCCCACTTGCGGGCGCCCTCGATGACCCAGCTGAGGATGCCGGGGAGCTCGGCGCGCAGGCGCTCC